GTGTTCTATCCCTTGATATTCCAGAGGGTGATTCCTTGATAAATCGGGATTCACCGGGAACGGTTGGGAGATAGTGGGAAGGGAATTCTGTAGGAAGTTTAGCAGGGCGAAAAAATTGGGCCGCCGAAAAATTGGCGAAAGCGAGGCGGCCCAGGCGGGCGTCAGCGTCGGTTCGGGACCGACCGGCCCTCGGGGAAGAAGTCACCCTGCCGGGTGAGGAGGTCCGCGGCCTTGGCGCGGCGGACCAGGCGCCGGATGTGGCGCACGGACTTCTTGAACGTCGTGGCCAGCTCGTCGTAGTTGCGGCCGTTGAAGGCGGCCAGGATCTCCTGGTCGCGCTGGCTGAGGCGCAGGCTCATGCACTGGGCCAGGTAGAAGTTCCGGCCGCCGTACTCGTCGGTCAGCCGCAGCGCGGCAGCGGCGCCCAAGGAGCGAGCAGCGTCGGGCGCCAGGCCGTACTCAGCGGCCACCTGGGCCACGATGTCGGCCCAGTCCTGCACCAGCTCGGGCAGGCGCTCGGCGGGCGGCAGGTGCTCATTCATAGGCCGTACCCGTCCGCTGGCACCACAGCTTGAGGTGCTCGATCACCTTGCCAGCGACCGGCTTGGGCAACAGCTCCGGAGCGCTGTAGCCGGTCTTGTCCGGGTGGTAGCTCGCCGACTGGCGCTCGGTGAAAGACCGCAGCGCGGCGTCCGAGCCGTCCTCCACGTGACCGTCCCGGTGAAGGCAGGACCACAGGTGACGGATTAGACGGGACTGCGGCGTGCCCTGCAGGCGGCGCTGGCCAGCACCCTGGCGCGCGCCGGCCGCGGGCTTGGTGTCCGCCCAGCCCGTAGCGCGCAGGTGCGCCAGAACCTTTGCCCGGCCGCGGGCGTCCAGATCCTTCGCGGACTGCACGCCGGCCACCTCACGCAGCATCAGCCGATAGGCCGAGTCGTCGCCTGGCTGGATCAGCCGCAGCTGCGTCGCGCCCATGTGGATCTTCGCCAGTTCGATGTTGCGGCCGGTGGTCGGTCGCGAGCGGCGGGCGGTGGTCATGACTGTCGCTCCGGATTCAGCAGGTTGATGGTCACGACGCGACCGTCGCGCACCACCAGTTCCAGGTTCTTCTCGTGGACCTTGATCCGACCGCAGTGGACCTGGGCAACCAGGTGGTGGCGGTGGCCCAGGATCTCGCGCTTGGCCTGCTCCACATCGAGCAGCAGGACACGCTCCAGATACCGGACGAAGGCGTGATCGGTAACGAGGCTCGGGGAAGGCGTCTTCGGCATCAGCGCGTACCCACCGCCAGGGCGCTGGCCAGCCACGCAAGCTGGTCCGGGCGCAGCCATTCGAGCCGGGTGTGGAACTGGCGCCGAGCCAACTGGGCGGCTTCCTCCCAGGTGCGGCCGCTGGCTTCCAGGACGGCCTGCAGCGGAGCCGCCGCGGCGCGCGCGCTGGCTCCGACTGAGGCGCCGACGACGGCGCTTTTCGCGGTGGCCACGCGCTCACGCTTCAGACGCACGCGGCCCAGCTCAGCGATCACGGCGTTGCGGCCCGACGTGTCTGCCTTGCCGCTGGAGCGCACGCCCGCCACCCGTTCGACCAGGTCGCGGTACGGCACGTCCTCGACGCCGAGTGCGCGCTGAGCGATGTGGATGCGGGCCAGTTGCTGGTTCCGCGGTGAGCGCCGTGCGGCCATCACAGATGCTCCAGGCTCTTTTGCTGGGAAGTGACGCCGGCATGGACCTCGGCCCCCTTACCCGCGATCCAGCCCGCCAGCCGGTCGCTCGCCGAGGCCTTGCCGCTCTTGCCGACTTCCTTGCCCTCGGTCTTTTCGGTTTTCCCCAGGCGCAAGGTGATTGCGTGACGAATGGCTTCCTCACGCCCGGCCGGCAGATCGGCCTGCGGGAACATCGCGCGGATCGCGTAGATCCACCCGGCCGCGAATTCCTCACCGCGACGCTCGCGGTTCGCACGCTTCCGCACCCGCGCCAGGTGCTTGCTCTTGTCGCTGGCCAGCTGGCGGCGCAGCACGGTGAAGGCATAGGCCGCCACCTCCGCGTCGGCATTCGCGCCGAAGAACCTGATCACCGTCTTGAAGCCGCGATCCACGACCAAGGTGCACCGATAGCCGTCAGCCACCATGCCGGCGAGGGTCAGCATCGAGCGCGGCACCATCCCGCCGCGGAAGCCGGTGACGGCCTCCGCGTCGCGGATCTCCGCTGCGGTGGCATCGGCTTCGGTAAGGCCGTACTTGTCCATCAGCGCGCGCGCTTGGCGCAGCGCGGTAGCCGCCTCCGTCGGATTCGAGGAGCCGGCCAGGCGCAGGCACGCGAGGATCTTGCGCAGGGCCTGATCGCGGCTCATGAGCGACCTGCCTGGGGCGCCGCTCCCGCGGCTTCCAGCATGGCGGCATAGCACAGCCGCTGTGTGGCACCGACCAGCTGCTCGGCAAAGTCGTCGGCATCGCCGGTCCAGTGCTGCCCAGCCTCGCGGAACACGACCTGCACAGCGGCGTCGATCATCGCCTTTGTCGGCTCCCTCGACACAAGGGCCAAGTCATCAGGTGGACTGCCGAGCGCTGTCTCCAGGCGGCGCACGCACTGCACGATGTCGTCGGGCAGCTCCCCGGCCCGAGCTGCCGGACCGAAGTGGCGGAAAATGAAGGCGACCAGGTCGCGCACGTCCTGGACGATCATCAGTCCACCTTGCTCAGCTTGAGTGCCCTGATCAGCACGGTGTAGACGCGACGTAGCTCGCCGGCCATCAACGCGAAGCGCGCATCCAGCTCGGCCCGCAGATCGTCGTGCTCTGTGTTCTCCAGCTTGTCGACCGCGCCGTCCAGGAACTTGACCCTGCGCAGCGCCAGGTCTTCGCCCAGGGAGAAGGACACCGCGTCATCCAGGACGAGCGCCAGGCGCGTCACCTGCTTGCCCGACTGCAGGTGGGTGTCCACCTCATCGCTCTGCAGCTCAAGGTTCTGGCAGCGCACGATGGCGCCACCCTCCATCGCATCGCGCAGCTCACACGCATCGCCCAGCGACAGGCCCTTCGGCATCGGCTCGCCAGCGACCCAGCCGGTCAGCACCGACCGTACTGCCAGCTCGGGGTTCAGCGGTATGGCTGGGAAGCTGCCCATTGCGCGGCGGATCTCGCCAGCCACCGTCTCGGCATTCTTCCGCGAGCTGGTGTTGACCACCATCAGGCCCAGGTCCAGATCGAGCATCACGTCGGTCCGCGTCGCCTTCACGAACGCCTTGGGCAGCAGTTCGTGCATCAGGTCTTCCTTGATGCGGCGGCGGGTCTTGCCGCCGGGCACTCGGCCCTCTTTGGCTTCCAGCTCCTGCAGCTTCTTCTGCAGTTCGGTGTTGACCACGGAACCCGGCAGCAGGCGATCCTCGCCCCCGACTGTCAGCCAGATCGCATTGCCGACGCGGTGGGACAGCACGTCGGAGCCGAGGCCGAACGGCGACACGAAGCCGCGGGAGGCCATCTCCAGGGGGCCGACCGACCGAAGCTCGGCCTCGGGCAACAGCTCGTCGAGCTGGGAGAAGTCCAAGGTGGTCGGGAAGCGAAACGTAGTGGCGTTGCGAAAGAACATGGCGATCCCTCGGGAGTGGTTAACGACCGCGACGCTCTGCCTGCAGCGTCAGGTCGTCAGTCGGGTAGTTGACGCGGATGCCTCGGTTTCCCGCGGCAAGCCACGCCAGGTGCTTGGAGAGCGCGCGCAGCGCCTGGGTCTCGTCTTCGGCTTCCGGCACGCCCGGCACCAGCAGCACGCCCTTTGCATAGCCGTGGCGCGATGTGACGCTGATGGCCTTTCGCAGCTTCTGCTCGCCGCCGCGCGCGATCTCGATGGCGCCGGTCGGAACACGGCGCCCGAATTCGATCTGACCGCTGGCCCAGCAGTACGCGATCACGACTGCTGCTCCTTGTCGACGAAGCGCACCAGGCGCTTCGAACCGTCGACCTTGACCAGGCGCCACGGGAAGGCGTCGCCGCGCAGCTCGATGTAGCGCGCAGCGCGCTGAGCCGTGGCCACTGCATGCGCCTTCTCCGCCTCGTCCATGATCCCGCTGACCTCTGCATGGTTGAGGTCGTAGCAGTCGAACCCTTCCGGGTGCTGGATGCGCCGGGCGTAGCATTCGATGTCGGACCGCACCGCATCGTCAGCGATGCACATCGCGGCGTTGAGCACGCTGGCGCTGTGCTCCTTCATCGGCATGCCGGTCGGGGCGTGGATCGCCTGGCTGCGGGCACTCACAGCTGCACCTCTTCGATCTTGCTCTCGTGCGGGATAACGGCGAACTCTTCCTTCTGCTTGAAGGTGACGCCTTTGATCGAATCGCCGATCTCGGCGCGGCTGGCCAGCAGGGCGTCCTTGTCGACCTCTTCCTTCTTGCGGATGAACTTCGTCAGCGATTTGGCCTTGAGCAGCGCGATGACGTCCTCGACCTTCTGCAGCGAGACCGACCAGGGCGTCAGGCGCCACTTCACCTGGCCGGTGGCGAAGTCGTGGAACTTGACCTTGTTGTCCTGCGTGAGCGCGGCGCGATTGGCTTCGCACCACAGGTGCAGGCCCTTGGTCAGTTCGCTGATACGTTCGCCCAGGGGCTTGGCGTCGGCATCGTGCTTGGCCTTGATCAGGGCGATCTCGTCATTCATCGCCGTCTCGATGCGTAGCCGTTCGCGCTGCTGGCGGCCTAGTTCGGCAATGGCTTCGTTGACTTCGTCGCGGCTCTGCGGAACCCAGTGCTCGACGGCGGCAACCTTGGATCGGGTGGACTTCTTGGACATGGGAGGTACTCCTAACGGTCGTATGGTTCGTTGCGGAATCCCCGGTTGCCGCCGGGGGTGTAGCCAGGTGCTCGCGGGAAAAGCTGTTCGCGGAGTCGCTCAATCTCCGCTTCGGGAAGGCCGACGATGGCCGCCACCTCCGGCGCACTGCAGCGCGCGCCGAGCAAGTAGCGCACGCGCTCCAACCGGTTCATCTGCTCCCACGGCACAGCGAGCAGATGGCGCCTGTAGTTCGGGAGGTCGCCGACCGTGGACATGGATCATTCCGGCCGCCCGCTGATCCGCAGCGCGCGATGCGCGGCGCCCTGCGAGACGATCAGGGCCTTGATGAACTCGTGGTCCAGGCGTGCGTCGCAGGCGTCGCCGATCAGATCCTCCAGGCCGGTGCACAGGTCGACCAGCCGCTGCACGAGGTCGCGCTCGTCCTGGGCGGGCTCCACCGGCTTGAACTTGGACGCCTGCGCTGCAGGGATGCTCACGTGCGCGTGTGTTGCACCAGGTTCGGCGGTGGCCGTCACCTTGGTGGTCTGCCACTCGCCCGCGGTCGGAGCTGCTGCAGCTGTCGTCGCGACGGCCGCGGTGGGCTTCGGCTGGGACTTGTCGCCGCGGCTGTTACGGCCCCGACCGCGGTGCTCCAGGTTGAGCGAGTAGCGAAGCACGCCCTCCGGGTTGTGGTGGCGGATCACTTCGCCCGCCTCGACACGCTGCCGGATGATCGTCGACAGACCGCGCCGGATGGCTGACAGCTCGCTCGCATTGACGGTGCCGACGTACCCGCGCGCGATGTCGTCCAGCGAGATCGGTGCATCGGCCGCACGCAGCGCGGTGCGGATGACCTCGGCGAAGCCCTCGGTGCTGACGGTCACGACGCACTCTCCGTCACGCGCACCTGCTGCGTGGGCGAGAAGGTGGAGATCACCTGCAGCACGACGCGGGGCTGCCGATCGCGCGCCACCAGCTGCTCGGCGCGCTCCTTGGCGGCCTCCATGCTGGTGATCGCTTCGGCGCCGCGCGCGATGTGCGCGGGCACGACGATGTAGGTTTCCTGGGCGCTCATTCGGATGGTTCCTCGGTGATGGACGGCGGGATCAATCCCAGCTGTCCGTACAGGTCCGGCAGAGCCACGTGGCGCATCGCCGCGGCCTGCCGGAGTGATGTGTGCGCCCGCTGCACGAGAAACACGCAGGCGTCGTTGAGTTCGCTGGCGGTGGCGGCGAAGTGGTAGCCCAGCGCCGGGTGGGCGCAGATCGGATGGCCGTCGGTGCGCAGCTTGACGATGATGTCGCGCAGCTTTCGCTCGTCCGCGCTGCTCACGCGCCCGGTGATGACGAACACCAGGTCGCGGGCGGTGACGCCGTTGACGGCACCGCGGCGGCGCTGCAGCTCGGCCAGCACCGCGTCCGGCGTCAGCTCTCGCGGCAGCAGTGCCAGCTGCATCAGTGCCGGACCTCCGACCGTGGCGTGTACGTAGCGGCCCTGGGCGTGGATACCCAGGTGCCGGGCGGCGCCAGGCTGGCCGCATCCGCACGCATCGCTCGAGCGCACGTCTTGCAATCGCTGGCCAGCGCGTGGCCACGCACGACGGGGCCGCCGTAGAACACCCGTCCGCAGAGGGACTGGCCGTCGACGAAGTAGTGCGCCTTGCGTTCGCGCAGCGGATGCGCCCAGCCGCGGTCCATCAGGCGCCCTCCTCGCTGGTGCCTTGGGCTTCTTCCATACGCAGCAGCCGTTCCAGCTCGGCGAGGCCGAGGGCCACGCCGACCGTCACGACCTGGATGCGGTACGCCAGGCTGTCAGGCTCTTCCAGCTCCAGCTCCATCCCGGCCTCGCGGGAGATGTCCTCCCATGCCGCAGCGCCAATCAGGCTGAGCAGCGCCTTCACCTGCAGGCCGCCGTAGGCGCGGTCGACCACGCAGACGTCCTCGTTGTAGACGGCCGGCAGCAGGTAGAACGCGGCGGCCGCGGCCAGCTCCTCGTGGCTGTGCTGGTCGTCGTGGTCAGGGGTGTAGCCCTTTTCCTCGCGCTGGCGAGAACGCTCACCCGTGACGAGGGCGAGCGCTCGCAGGGCAGCGCGCGCGGCGGGCGTGTCGATGGCCTGCTCACTCATCGCCGTCGTCCTCCCGCAGCTGGTCGATCAGGCGGCTGATCTGTGCGCGCGTGCAGGCGCACAGCGTCCCGTCGAGATCCGCTCCGTCCTTCCATTCGATGCCGGCGCGCGCGAACAGATCCCGGTGCATCACCGTGACCTTGTTGACCGGCAGCTCTTGCTCGCGCAAGAGCGTGCGGGCGTACAGGCGCTGGTGCGGGGTGGACGGGCTATTGGCCGTGCTCGCGACCGGCTTGGTGACGGAGGCGATCACGGCAGCACCTCGTTGGTGATGTCGATCAGCTGGCCCATCGTCATGTCATCGACCGAGAGGCCGCGGTCGCGGATGGCTTGGACCACATGGCACTGGCCTTGGATGCCCGCCTGCTCAATACGCCGCATGGCAGCGGCAGCGATCACCAGGTCGGCAGTGATCCGGAAGATCGAATCCGGGGCGGGCGTGAATACGAGCGGTGCACTGCCGCTCACAGCGAAGTTCGCGGCCATCAGATCCTCCCCACCAGCTCGGCGTTGATGCGCGGCAGGCCCAGCTCGACCGCCTGGTTCATGCACTTCACGATCAGGTTCTGCACGATCAGCGGGTACAGATGGCTCTCTGCCTGGTTGGTGCCAGGTCGAGTGCGGGTCAGCCGGGCCCGAATGGCATCGAATGCGTCAGGGTCGAACACGGCCGCCGGGTCCAGGCCTACGCGCTTGAACTTGAAAGTCAGGTACTCCTCCAAGTTGCCGTTGAGCGACTTGAGGACTGCGATCTCGCAGCGGTTGATGAACTCGCGCGCGTCCCAGTTGCGCTGCAGGTCGAGCTTGTTCCGCAGTTCAAGCTGACCAATCAGGATGACGCCGATGACCTTCTGGAAGCCGTCCTCGATCTCCCAAAAGCGCTTGAGGTACTTGATCACCGCAGTGGTGATGTCGTGCGCTTCCTCGATCATGATCACGTGCTGGTAGCCTGCTCGCGCGCTGTTCGTCAGCAGCCGCGTGACCTGGCGGGCTTTCGCGTCCAGGGACGTTTTCGGCGCCTCGTTGGAGAGCTGCGCGATCACCGCCTCGCAGATGTGTTCGGCCGTCAGCTTGGTGCGATCCACCACGCTGGGCTGGATGACGATCAGCGGCTCGTTATCGCGGCGCAGGCGGTCCAGTAGGTCGCGGCGCAGCGTGGACTTGCCACTGCCCGACTCGCCGCAGATCGCAATCAGGCCTTGGTGCTTTGCCGCCTGGTACATGGTCTCGCGGATGTAGCGCTGGTCCTTGCTGAGATAGACGTCGTTGGGGCTTTGGACGTCGTGCAGGAACGGATGGCGGGTGATCTGGAAATGTTCGCGGGCGCGGGCGGACAGCATTTCGGGCTCCAGGTTGAAAAAGGGTTCGTCGTCATCGGCCGGCGTGGTGGACATGCCGATGCCGGCTCGCCAGCGGGGAAAGTTGTAGTTGGCCAACGGGGCTCGGCTAAGCGGCGGACCGTCGTCGGGGACATCGCCAGCCGGCTTCCAGGCGTCGGCAATCTCCTCCTCGGTAAAGCCACGCGCGTGCATGAACGCAGCGGCGCAGTCGACGATGTTTTTCGCCGACATGGTGCGAGGCCAGATGCGATGGATCAGCAGCACATTGAGCGTGCTGATGGCAATCGGCTCGCCCTTGCGCTTGCCCTCGTCGAAGGTGATCGCCTCGCACACTTCCCGCTGCGGGATCTTCTTGGCGACCAGCATGTGGTGGAGCCTGTAGGGCACCGCCTGGCCGGAGGTGGTCGGTCGTCCCATCACAGCTCCTCGTACTGCGGAGCGCGGGTCTGTGCGACCAGGCGAACCAGGGAGACGGCACGAACCTCGCGCAGTGCGCCGACGTTCTCCTGTGCGCCATTGGTGGCCACGCAGACGGCCCAGCGCACAGCGCCGTCCTGCGGGATGCCTTCGTGCTTGGCGAGGGCGAACACGGACTCGTTGTCGTCGAGCATGAACAGCTCGTCCGGCAGGACGTGCTGGACCTGGCGGATGTGCGGGCGTTGGGCGTGGATGCCGGCGGCGCGGCCGTGGGTGGTGCTGGATTGCTGGTGCATGGGCATGGTGGCTCTCCTCCTGGGCTGAGGGGTTGGGCGGGTTACAACGTTGTGGGAAGCGGTTCCCGCGAGACCACGGGTTCGCTCGCGGGGACGGTGGCGGTGGAGCCGAGCACGGCCAGCTCAAGCGCGCGGCGCTGCTGGACGTCGAGGTCGGTCCGCTCACGTAGAGACAGAGGCTCGACCTGTTCGAGGAAGGTGACCGGCACGTCCGGGTGCACCGTCATCAGCGTGCCGACCGGCAGATAGCCGGCTTCCTCGCGGCGCACGCGGCAGTGGAGGACGGACACCAGGACGCGGACGCCGAAACCGGGGCCGGACGGCGTGTTGACGAGGCAGACGCATTCCTGCAGCTCAACGGTGTGGACGATGAGCAGCTCGCCGCACTTGGCGTTGAAGGCGGTGGTGGTCGGGATGTGTGGCGTGGTGGCTTTCATGGCGGGGCTCACTGGACGGCGTAGAGGCGCGGCCGGTCGGCCTGCGCGGTTTCGGGATTGGTCAGGCGCTGCAGCAGCGCGTCGAACTCGGTTTCGGGCACGCCGTCCGGGAACCACTCCCGGACCTTCGCGGCTTCGTCGGCCTCGACAGCGCGTCCCAGCCGGGCGCGCAGCTCGAACAGCGCCTCGACGTGCGAGAGCGGTTTCAGTTCGGTCTGCACCGGGTTCGGCAGGTGTAGCTCAGTGCCGCGGCGTTGCATGTGCGCCGGCACTTCTGCTGCCTTCTGCTCCAGGTCGATGAAGGGATCGATCTCGCCATCGAAGGCCAGGCGGCCCTTGGCGCGTGCGTTCGCAGCGTCCAGAGCGTCGCGCTCGCCGAATGCCAGCTCGTTGACGTCCTTGCGCGCGGTGTCGGCGACGGTGTCGGCGTGCGAGGCGAAGCTCTCGCCCCACACCGGATCGCTGAACGCGAAGCCGGCCACGTCCTTGGCGATGGGCGTGCACTCGATGTAGCGCGTACCGCCGGACTCGTCCTGGCCGACGACGAAGATGTTGGGCACGCGGTACGGGTTGCTCGTGATCGTCAGCTGATCGCCGACGCGCACGTTGGGCACGTCGACGACGGAGTAGACCGCCGGCTCGTGGCCCTTGCAGGCGAAGCTGATGGTCAGGTTCCCCTTGACCACGCGGGTCTGCGGCTTGGCGAACAGCAGTTCGCGGCAGATCTCGATGGGCGGCGCCAGGCGCAGTTGATCCTGGCGGATCGTCTGCCACAGGCCCCAGCGCGTATGCCCGTGCCGCGAGTGGTTCGCGGCGCCGTTGAAGGCCTTCTGCCAGGTATCGGCGTGAGCGTTGAGCTGCTCCACGCACTCGATGCGCACGAAGGGCAAGCGGCCCTCGAACTTGCGCTCCCAGATGTTGTGCGAGCTTTCGACCTGGCCCTTGGCGCGAGGGTTGCCTGGGATGTGCGGCCAGTGGCGCACCATCAGCTGCGTGAGCAGGTTCTGGATACCGTGCGCCATGTTGGCCGAGCCGGCGTCCCACACCAGCATCATCGGCACACCGTGCATGCCTTCGGTTTTCTGGCCGAAGGCCGCCATCAGGAACTCGAACAGCGTTTCCTGGTCTTCGCCCGCCGTCTCGTAGTAGCGGCCGAAGATGCCGCCGGTGTAGTGGTCGGTGACCACGTAGCGAAGCACGCGCTCGTTGAGGATCTTCGCCAGGTCGCGCGGCTTGCGCTCGTTGAACTTGCGCTGGTCCAGCACGCCGACCTTGCCGTTGCGCAGGCGGTAGAGCACGCACAGCGAGGCGTCCAGCTGCCAGACATGGTTCGGGTGCAGCGACCGCATGTTCACGTGTGGGTCCGCCGCGGCCACCATGTCCGGGTGGCAGCTGTGCACCTTCATCAGCCGCAGCATGGTGCTGGGCGCGACCCGCGTCCGTAGCCGGTCGTTGGCCACGGCAATGTCGATGGCATCGGCCACCGGCAACAGCAGCTTGCCGTTCTGGCGGCGCGTGCTGGCCATGATGGCGGCGACTGCGATCACCTCGTCCCGGCTGACCTCGCTGTCGCCCTTGTCAGTGCGCACCTTGCGGTCGCTGGTCCAGCCGACCTTGCGCAGGCGGTTGTAGAGCGTCTGCTTGGACACGTTGAGGAACGCGGCGGCCTCGGTGATCACCGAGCCCTGCGAGCCGTGGCCGGCGCGCGCGAGCCGTGCCGCTACGGCTCGCAGGTAGTCGATTTCAGCCAGAGCGCCGCTCACGTCGGTCAGACCCCTGCGATCTCGGCCAGGTTGGTCACGAGCGTCTGGATCGCCGTGATATGCCCGGTGATCTGATCGTCCAGGTCCGCATCCAGCGTCTCGCCGCTTTCCTCTACGACCTCGTTGAGATCGAGCAATGCCTGGCGCAGCGTGTCGCCGCTGGACAGGTGCGCCAGCGCCAGCTCGTTGATCTCGGCGATTCGGTCCTCGACCTTCTTCCGCAGCGGCGCCTTGCCCTGGCTGCGGTTCTTCGACGCCAGGTCGTTGAGCTTCTTGTCCTTACGCTGGAGGATGGCTTCGTGAGACTCGCGGTCTTCCGCGCGCGCCTTCTTTTCCTCGCGCAGCGCGGCGCGCAGCTCGCGCACCGACATGCGGTCGATCTCGTCCAGGGTCTTGCCGGCGATGCTGCCGCCGCTGGCCAGCGCTTCCAGCTCCTCGTCGTCCTCGGCGAGCAGCTCCATCAGCTTGGAGCTGGTCAGGCGCGCGCCAATCAGCTTGCGGCCCTCGCTGCTCTCGAACTTAACGACTGCGGCCATGCACTTCTGAGCGAACCGCGGGGCGACGCCGATGGATTCGACGGCCTCCTGGAAGCGGCCGTGACCCTCGTGCTCCTTGATGACCAGGCAGATGCGGCCCAGCTCGAACAGCTGCGTGCCGAGGCCGGCCATGATGCCGCGGCCTGCAGAAACATAGGCGTCGAAGTTGTACGGGATGCCGATGCCGTATTGCTCGGTGATCGCATCCATCTCCGCCGTGTATTGGACGAGGGCCTGCTGTTCCTGGTGGAACTCCGCTGGCGAGGTGGTCGACAGATCAGGCGCTTTCGCCTCTGCGGCGGACTGTTTGCTGCGTGCCATTTACTTGGGCTCCCTGGTGAAGCGGTTGGTGATGTCGTTGACGCGGGCGTTGATGTCGCTGAGACCGCGTTGGAATGCGAGGGCGATCTGCACGGGCTTTGGCCCGAGGCGCCACTTGCCGTTAGCGAGCTGCTCGGCGAAGCCGGCGTGTTGCAGATTCCAGAGGTCGCGCGTGGCCAGCGCCGGCTTGATTCCAAGCGCGTTGGCGAATTGGGTGGGCGTGAGGCCCTCCAGCTCGTGGCCCGACAAAATCAGCAGCGCCTTGAGCGCGCGCTCCTGAGCAGTGTTGTGGTAGTCGTGCTTGCGGTCAGCCATGAATGGCTTCCTCCACCGGCAAGGTCACCAATGCACCGGTGACGGTCAGGCCGGGCCGTGCGTTCGTCGCGGCACACAGCTCCTCCATCATCCGCAGCGCGTCTTCGCGCCAGCTCTCGGCGTCGCCGAGAGCGAAGGAAAGTTCGCGGCGAAGGCGTTCGTTCTCGTCCGCCAGGCGCGCCGCCTGTTCGCAGAGTTGTTCGAATGCCGCCTGGTCGAAGCGACGCAGCAGCGCGGCGATTTGGACGGTCTTAGCCACGGAGGTGCACCTGCTGCAGCTGCGAGGCCTGGACGTCGAACGCGGCGATGGACTGCAGGTGAGCCGACAGCTGCTGCGCGAAGTCGCGGCAGATCCGGCGCACGGTGTTCTCTAGCGCCTCGGGCGATTCGATCAGCTCCTGTGGCGAGATCACCGACTGCACGCTCATGCCGGGCTCGAACGGATTGAGCGGGTTCGCGGCGATCTTGATCTCGACGCTGGAGAGGTTCGCGTACAGCTGCGTGCGCTGCGCGACAGACAAAGGCGTGCTCATCAGAGGTCTAGCTCCGGTTGCTGGTGGCGGTGGACTTGGGCGTGTTCGTAGGCGAGACGTTCGATGGCCGAGAGCAGCGCGGCCTTGGTGTCGTCGGCCGATTGCTTGCCTTCGCTGAAAGCCAGGAGCGCGCCTACCGCGCCGTGGCATACGGCCTGGGTTTCCTGGATGTCTGCGGTGCCGACAAGGCGGCCGGTCGGGAAGTCGATGACCAGCTTCCCCGCCGAGGCGGACAGGTAGCTGGTGACGAAGTGGCAGCCGCAGGCGTGCTCGAAGCCCGCGATCATGTTTGCGGGCATGGCGCCGTTGCTCAGCCACTTGTAGAGCGTCCACTTGCTGGCGAGCCCAAGCAGGTCCGCGATGTTGTCGACGGACCGGTTGTGCTTCTCACGAGCGAAGTCGATGGAGCCCTCAAGGGCGGCCAGCAAGCTGGTGGGGCGGAAGGTCTTCCAATTACGCCGCGGCATTGGAACCTCGCGACGAGACGTGGCCGGTGGCCTTCCAAAAATCGAGGGCCCCTGCCATTGCCGGGCAGTCAGGCCGGGGCATAAGCTGTCCCTGCACTGTTAGGCCACCTTCCGCTTGGCGGTTTTCCCGTCCTTCCGGTACCAGTCGGGGAACACCTCAAACAGCGGCTTCCCGAGGATGCTGGCGATCTCCTGCTCGATGCGGCGGGAGCGGCCCATCCGGTGGATGACGTGGCTGACAATGGCGCGGGAAGTCAGCGGCATGCCGAGGCGTCGGACGATGTCGACCTGGCGGACGTCCCTTTCGCGGAGATTTTCGACAATGGATTCTGGCGTCATCGGTGGGAGAGAAAAGTTGCTTGATGTATTGTTGAGTGAGTATGTGGATACTCAAGTATCCCTGTCAAGGGGGTACGGCCGTGGTTGTTGAGGCGGCCGTGGGTGGCCGCTTCGCCGCCGAGCGCAAGCGCCTGGGCTTGGGGGTGCAGGAGGCTGCGACCCGCTGCGGGGTCACCCGGAACGCGATCTCGAAGATCGAGCGGGAGGGCGGCGCCATGCCCAGTGGGGCCGTTTTGCAGGCGTTCGCCGAGGCTGGCGCGGACGTGCACTACGTCCTAACCGGGGAGCGCCGGGTTGGCCTGATCGACGGGACGACCTATGGGATGTGCGAGGTCGCAGTGGTCAGCGCGTATGCCGCGCTACGCCCTGGCGTGGCGGTTCCCACCGCAGTGCGGTCGGGCCCAGTTGTCCAGGTCTACAACCGGGTGATGCTGAGCCCTCGGGCGTCGACGGATCTGCCTGGCGCGGTGCGCGAGATGGCCGAGCTGATGATCGCCTCGCTCAACGATCCGCTCGACCCCGCGCACCTGGAGCGCAACCTGTTCCGGCAACCCGTCGATCCCCAGGCCTCTGGCGTGAATGTGTCCGGGAATCACAACCGGGTGGCCGGTAGGGACTATGTTCGGATCGGCGGTGGCAACGAGGGCAGCGGGCAGGACTGAGGCAAAAGCGCCGACGTCGGCGCATTTGAGGAAGCGCCGACGGTCGGCGCATTTGGCTAGGAGCACACATGACCACACCAACCACCCATGACGTACTGCGCGCACTTGCGACGCTGGGCGGCAGCGAGACCTCTCTGATGATGCTCAAGGGGCAGCTGGTTGCTGACGGATTTAGCGAGCCGGGGATCAGCAACGCAATCGAAGACGCCCGCAGCGCGGGCATCATCAAGATGGACTGGCGCGGCACCATCGCGAGGTCCTGATTGGCACGAGCCCTGCTTGCTCAACACCCACGTGGTCTCGCGCTATGGAGAAGGCATGACTAAGTACTACACGGCTAGGATCACGGTGAGTCAGGAACTGACGCTCGCCGTTGCGGCTGAGAGCAGCGAAGACGCCCGTAGACGGGCGCGAGAACAAGCGGAGGCGCAGGTGCCTGGAGGTACCGTGGCGTCGATAGACCTGACGCTGGATGGAGAGATCGCAATCGCGGCTGGCGTCCGGGTACGGCACGCTGTGTTCGGCGAGGGCGAGATCACGGAGGTCGAGCGGTCCGGCGGCACCTCTGGCCGGCTATCGTTCATAGCTTCCGTTCGGTGGGATAGCGGAAAGACCGTCCAGCTCGCGCTGCCGCTGCCGAAGGACAAACTGGAGATTCTCGGATCATGAAGCCCGTGTTCGTAGCTATTGCGTTTGCCGTCGCCCCGCTCATTGCTCAGGCGCAGTCGGCCCTGGACGTTAAGGGCGTTGCTCTTGGCGCCACTCGGGCTCACGTTGAGGCCGGTTTGACCCATCCAACGTGCGAGCCAGGCGATCCCGCGGAAGGGCCAGTCACTACCTGGTGCCGAAACTCATTTGCGGTCGGCGGCGACTTCAACACGTCGCCGGACAGCTTTGCAGGCCAGCCTGCCTCAATCGTCTACCACCTGGTCGGCGACAAGGTGGGGGAAATTACAGTTGCCGGGCTGCGTGCCGATAACTACACGGCAGTCCTGGATGCGCTCACCGCCAAGTACGGTGCGCCCAAAATCACGCACCCGTCCGTCAAGACGCGCGGTGGCGCGACGTTCGAGAACACGGTGGCCACCTGGACGCGGGGCACGGACGAGATCGTCTATGACCGATACGGTCGGACGATGGAGGTCTCTTGGCTGCGCTTCACCTCCGGGGCTTTCTCCCAGGAACAGAAGCGCTGGCAGGCAGCCCGCGCCAGCAGGGCCGCGTCCGATATGTAACGCGGTGCTCTCTCAGCGCGTGCGACTCGTCCACCTGATCATCACCTCACTGAACGGTGCCAGGGGGCGCTATATGGAGATCGCACATGCTTGATGGAAGTGGCGGAGAAGGAAACCGTGTTGCGCAGCGCGACTACTACGAGATCGAGCGGCTGGAGCAACGCCTGGAGATCCAAGGCCTTGTGCCCTGCGATGCGTGCGAGCTGCGGCTCGTGCGATTCGTGGGCGAGCACTGCAAGGTGTGCCGGCACGAGCGTGCGATGCAGAAGTGGCGCGCAGAGGCGGTCCAGTTCGTGATGGTGTGGGGCGGCATGACCGCGCTGATCGCCAAGCTCGGGCACTGGCTGTTCAACGTGATGAGCATGACCTCGCTGATGGTGTCCGCAGGCATCGCCGTGATCGCCTACCACTTCCTCCAGCGCGCGCTCTTTGACCTGGAGTTCTGGCTGCAACACCGCCGGTAATGTTGTAGTCTCGCCGCCTGGCTCGCTCGACCAGGCGGCCCATCAACCACCGCGTCTGTTATGACGCGCGTCAATAGTCGCCAAGGCGACCCAGCCGCGAGCATCGCGGCATGGACACTCAACTCTCCCTCCGCGAACGTCTCCGCCGCCTGGCAGCCGTCATCCGCCAATCGCTGCGCGAGCGCGGCGCATTGCGCGCCTGGCCCCTGCTCGCCGTGTTCGTCATCACCTTCGTGGTGGTGGTGTTCCTCAACCCGCTGAAGGCGGGCCTGGCCATGTGGGGCATCAGCAAGCTCGCCCTGGGCGCCTACGTCGGCTATTGGGCGGACCGCCTGGGCTTCACGCCAGAGGATCGCCCGCACGCGGTCGAGGGCATCGCCCGCGGCACGGCGTGGAAGCGGCGCGCGCTGATCATGGCGGCGGCCATCCTGGCGGCGGCGTTCATCCCGTGAACCGGCCCGTGCGTAGCTCAGCGTGGGGCCTCGCTGCAGGCGTGCTTGCCGTGGTGCTCATGCTCCTGGCGTCGGTGGCCTTCCCGGCAGAAGCGCAGGCCATCCCCGAATCGTCGGCGCTCTATCGCCTGCAGCTGGAGCGCGAAACCGCGCGCCAGTTCGGCCTCGATGCGCCGGTGGCGCGCATCGCCGCACAGATCCACCAGGAGAGCGGATGGCGCCCGACCGCGCAGAGTCCGTTTGCCCAGGGCCTTGCGCAGTTCACGCCCGCGACGGCGAAGTGGTTGCCGCAGGTTTGTCCCGAAGTCGGTCCGCCCGATCCGTGGGACAGCAGCTGGAGCCTGCGCGCCATCACCTGCTACGACGCCTGGCTGCATCGCCGCGTGCGTGCCCAGCCCGCCGGACGCGCGCTCGATGAGTGTTCGCGCTGGGCCTACACGCTGCGCGCCTACAACGGCGGCGAAGGCTGGTTGAACCGCGAGCGGGCAAAAGCCGCCGCGGCCGGCGCCAACGCCAACGACTGGCGCCAGGTGGAGAAGTACCGCGTGCGCGCGGACTGGGCCCACAAGGAAAACATCGGCTATCCGCGCCGCATCCTGCTGGTGCTGGAGCCGCGCTACCTGCGTGCCGGCTGGCCCGGAAAGGCGGCATGCGGATGAAGCTCTTCGACCGGGCAATGGCGGGCCTGGGTGTCACGCGACTGTCGCGAGTGCTGGTGGCACTGGGCGTGGTGGCGGTTCTCGCAGCAGCAGCCGGCGTCTTCGCCGGCATCCGTTGGGAGCGTGGCACCCAGGCTATCGCCACCGTTGACGAACGCGACCGCCAGCTCGCAGCGCTGCAGCAGGCGGCAGTAGATCTGCGCGATCGCGGCGTGGAGAACACGGCGGCCTACCGCGCGGCGGCTGACCGGATGGGTGGCATCGCCGCGCAACTGGAGCGAGACCGTGTCGAGAACAAGCAGTTCGTTGACCAGCAGCGCAGCGCGCTCGCTGACCTCCTGGCGAAGCGTCCTGATCTGCGCGACGTTGATGTTGGCGTTGACGTCATGCAGCACTGGAACCGAAGCAACCAAGGCCCCCGAGCCCGCTCCGGCACCGCCCCCGCCGGGCCTGCAGGCAAACCAGCGAACGCCGTGCCCGGAGCTTCCGCTCCTGCAGTCGTCCGCCCTCCCGGCGCTGCTGTCCAACCACGACCAGGTGACGGGGCTGTATCACGACTGCAAGGCACAGAACGCGAGCCTGCTGCAGGCCGCGGACGAGTGGGAGCAGACGGCGTGGGCCTGGTACTGCCGCGAGCTGCTGCGGATCGGCGCACCGCCGCATGGCTGCCCGCCGATGCGGAAGGGACCGGACCCGCCCGCGCGATGACGAACAGGTAACGAACACATGCCAGATGCAGCAGATCGGTCCGGCCACGTGCTGGACCGAGCGATGGAGAGGTACGAGCGCGAGCACTCACACCGGCACCAGGCCGGTGTCGCGCATCCAGTGGTGGCCGAGCGGGACTGCCGCACATGCGGCGAGCCCATCGACCCGCGCCGACTGGCAGTGATGCCGACGGCGCAGTTGTGCACGGGCTGCAAGGCCATCGGAGAAACAGGGGGAGCACGTGGGTGAGATTAGTTGGGAAGCACTACGAACGATGGCGGCGGTGGTCTCCGCGGTTTGCGCGCTGATCGCGGCCGGCGTCAGCCTGGCGGTATGGCGGAAGGCGCGGTCCAGCGATCTCGGCAAGAAGATCGAGGATGGCGACAAGTCGGTGCGCCAGTACGCCGAGAAGGTCTCGGAGGAATTCCGTGAGGCGCTGGAACAGGTGCAGGAAGGTCTGGCCAGGGTCGAGACCCTGCAGGAGACCGAGGCCAAGCACATGGTGCGGCACAACGACCTGAGTCGGATTCACGACAAGATCAACCGGGTGGCGGAGGACTCTGCCGCCACGCGAGAGGCTGTGCGGGGCGTCAACGAGCAGCTGCGCATCATCCAGCAGCACCTGCTCAAGGGAGGTGGCCGATGAACCTGGTTGAAGCACAGGCCCAGCATCGCCGCGGTCGCATGCTCACCATCCTGGCAGAGAGCAACGCGCAGGGCTGCAACGCGCCGCTGTTGCGCACGATGGTGCGCGGCTTCGGCTACAAGGTCGACAGCGACACCGCCGAGATCGACCTGGCATGGCTGGAGCGTCATGGCCTGATCGAGCGCCGCAAGGTGGCGGGCGTGGACATGGTCGCGATCACCGGCCGCGGCCGCGACGTTGCCAGCCGCGACCTGGACATGCCCGGCATCGAGATCCTGGAGGACTGACCGTGGGACGCACCCTGCGATTCTCCAAGCTCGCCGTCGGCATCCACCTGGCGTTGGCCAGCATGCGCGGAGGTGCGTGATGGGACGCCGCTCCCGCTTCGACACCATGCCGAAGGCACTGCTCGACCAGGTCAACGCGCTGATCCGCCAGGGTCGCACCATCGGCGAGATCCGCGAGCACATGGCCACGCTTGGGGAAGACATCCCCAATGGCACCGCGGGCCGCTACGTGCAGAAGGTGCGCAACCAGATGGCGCGCTACCGCGAAGCGCAGGAGATCGCCGGTCAGTGGGTGTCGCAGCTGGGCGAGAACCCGCAGGGCGATGTCGGTGCACTGCTCGCCGAGATGCTCAAGACGGTCGCCTTCCAGACCATCTCCACGATGGGCGGAGACGGCGACGACGATGACGAAGATGCCAAGGCGGCCGCCAAGCCGATGGACATCATGCTGCTGGCCAAGGCGATCAAGGATCTCGAAGACACGGCCAAGCGCAACCTGGAGCGCCGCGAGAAGATCGAGCGCACGGTGCTCGAACGCCAAGCCAAGGCCACGGAGGCGACCGCCAAGCAGCTGGGCCTGTCCGAGGAGGGCTGGGAGCGCATCCGCGCCAAGTTCCTGGGCATCCCGGTGCCGGAGAGCGTATGACCCCGCAGGAGCGCGACGAGGCCCTGGAGCTGGTCAACGAGCTGCAGAAGGAACGCTCGGGCCAACGCCTGGACGAGATCGGCATGAGCGCAGAGCGCGTGCCCTTCATCCTGTTGCCGTACCAGGTGCGCTGGCACCAGGACCAGTCCGTCGTGCGGATCTGCGACAAGGGCCGCCGCATTGGCTTCTCGTGGGGCGCCTGGGCGGCAGAGGCAGCGCTGGAGGCTGCACGCGCGAGTGGCGGCATGGATCAGTTCTACATGGGCTACAACCAGGGCATGGCCGCCGAGTTCATCGGCGACTGCGCCACGTTCGCGCGCTGGTTCAACATCATCAGCTCGGACATCGAGGTCGGCCTGCAGGAGGTCGTGATCGACAACGAGAAGCACGACATCGTGGCCTACAAGATCAAGCTGGCCAGTGGCCACAAGATCGAGGCGCTCTCGTCGATGCCGCACAACTGGCGTGGTCGCCAGGGCCACGCTCGGATCGACGAGGCCGGCCACCACAAGAAGTTGCGCGAGGTGGTCGACGCGGCGATGGCGTATCGGATCTGGGGTGGCCGGATCTCCATCGGCGGAACGCACAACGGCGAAGAGAGCGACTTCAACGAGCTGGTGAGCGACACGGTCTCCGGCAAGCTGACCTGGTCGCACCACCGCGTGCGCTTCTCCGACGCCGTGCGCGAGGGTTTGTACAAGCGCATCTGTCTGGTCACCCGCAAGGACTGGACCGAGGAGGCCGAGGCCGCCTTCATCGCCGAGACGCGCTCGGCGTATCCGAGTGCAGAGTCCGCCAACGAAGAGTTGGAGTGCATTCCCAAGCGCGGCACCGGCGCCTACTTCAGCCGGCTGCTCCTGGAAAAGTGCGCCATCCCGAACTGCAAGGTCGTGAGCTATTCCAAGCCGGCGGAGTTCGTCACCAACGCCAAGCGCCTGGAGATCACGCAGACCTGGATCGACGAAGTACTCGCGCCGCTGGTGCGCGAGATCCCGCCCATGTTCCGCACCGTCGCCGGCCAGGACTTCGGCCGCAGCGGCGACCTGTCCGTCTTCACCGTTGGCCAGAAGCTGGCGGCGCTGGGATGGTGGACGCCGCTGCGCGTGGAACTGCGCAACATCCCCTTCGACTGCCAGAAGCTCATCGTGACGTGGCTGTTGCTCAACCTGCCGCTGCTGCATCACGCCAAGTTCGACGCGCGCGGCAACGGCCAGTCCCATGCGGAGGCCGCCCTGCAGCTGCTCGGCGCCCAGCGCGTGGAGTGCGTGATGATGAGCGGCGCCTGGTACGACACGCACTTCCCTCGCTACCACCAGGCCTATGAGGACGGCGAGATCTCGACCTTCGGCGACGAGGACTGGATCGCCGACCACCGCAGCGTGGTGCTGGTCAATGGCACGCCGCGGATGAGCGATGCGCGCACCAAGGGCTCTGACGGCCACGACCGTCACGGCGACGCTGCAGTCTCGGGCGTGCTGATGTGGGCGGCGGCGCGCGAAGAGGTGGCGCCCTCGGCCGGCACGACCGTCGAGGCCAACCCTGGTCTGTATCGCAGCTCGCGAGGTCCGAGCGGTGCCTCGGCGCCACTTTTCGCCGACCGCAGGAATGGCGCTGTGAGCCGCTTGCGGGACCGGGGTCGCGGTCACTGAAGCACGCAGCCCCCCCGACCCCTTTCATGAAACGCCAGGAAACGACGAAATGCCTCTCCTCGACCGCGCCCTAGCCCTCGTCGGGCTCCAAACCGCCCCGAAGCCCGAAACCGAGACCAAGGTGACGGTGATGAGGGAGGCCGCCGGCACCAGCGTGGACCCGGACGATTCGGAGTGGCGCCGCCTGACCGGACGCTCGGACAAGGATCTCAATTCGCTGACCCACGAGCGGATGATGAAGCTGTCCCAGCACCTGTGGGAAAGCAACCCGCTGGCCAACCGGCTCATCGAGCTGCCGCTGGCATATCTGCTCGGCAAGGGCGTGCGCCTGGTGGTCGGTGACGAGGAGAACCAGAAGGTGCTGGACCGCCATTGGCGCGACAGCATCAACGCCTGGGCAATCAAGCTGGTCAAGCGCGTGCGCGAGCTGAGCATGTTCGGTGACCAGTGCTGGCCGGTTTTCGTGGGAAGCAACGGCTTTGTGCGCGTGGGCTACCTGGACCCGAAGCGCATCGCCACGGTGGTGATGGACCCGGACAACGCCGAGCAGCCCATCGGCATCGTCACCAGGCGCGACAGCCACGGCAACACGCTGCGCTTCCGCGTGATCATCAACGGGCCCGAGAGTGCGTTCTCACAGCGCACGCAGGAGATCCGCCAGACGTTCGACTCCGGGCAGTGCTTCTACTTCCGGGTCAACGACCTGTGCAACGGCACGCGCGGCCGCGGCGACCTGACGCCGCTGATCGACTGGCTGGATGCCTATGACGAGTTCCTGTTCGGCGAGCTGGACCGCGCCGACTTCATGCGCGCCTTCGTGTGGGACGTGACCTTGACCGGCGCCGACCAGGCCACCGTCGACGAGCGCGCCAAGAAGATCCAGGCGCCGGCACCGGGCGGCGTGCGCGTGCACAACGAAAACGAAGCCTGGAGCGCCATCACGCCGGACCTGCAGGCCGGCGATGGCAGCGTGGCCGCACGTCTGTTCCGCAACCATGTCCTGGGCGGCAACACGATGCCCGAGCACTGGTACGGCGGTGGCGGTGACGTGAACCGCTCGACTGCCGGCAGCATGGCCGAGCCGACTGAGAAGGCCTACGAGATGCGCCAGACCTTCGTCGGGCACATGCTCCTGGAGGTAGCCACGTTCGTCCTGCGCGCGAGCTGGAAGGTACTGGATTCGGACCAGGAGCTGACGGACGAGCAGCAGGAGGTCATCGACACGCTCAAGGTCGAATGGCCCGAGATGACCGCGAAGGACACCTCCCGCTACGCCACCGCCCTGCAGCAGATCACCACGGCCGGCGCCCAGGCCATCGAGGAAGGGCTGCTCACCCGCAAGACGGTGGTGACGCTGTTGTCGATCTTCTCGCGCCAGCTGGGCGTGGAGTTCGACGTCGAGCAGGAGCTGAAAGACGCCGAGACCGAACTGGCCGACCGCAAGGCCAAGGATGGCTACACCGAACCCGGCGACGCGCTGGACGACGACCAGGACGACGAGGACCAGGGCGCGCTGCCGCCCGCGCCTGGTGATCGCGTCGACCAGGCCTGAGTCCTGTGAGTCAGCCGTTCGACGACGAGGTCAAGCGCCAGGCCAAACGCCTGCCGGCGATCCGTGCCGACACGCAGCGCGAGATCCTGCGCCAGCTGCAGATCGCGCAGCGCACCGTGCTTGCCGAGCTTGCCAGCGCCAACGAGGCGTCCATCGGCCGGTTGACCCGGCAGAAGGCCGCCATCGCGGCCGCCATCGAACGCTTCAGTCGCCAGGCGTCCGCCTCTGCAGACGCCGGCCTGCGGCATGCCTGGTCTGCCGGCATCGACCTCGTGGGCAAGCCGGCCGATGCTGCCGGTCTGCAGCTTGGGCCGCGCCTGGTCATTGACGACCGCCAGTTGCGCGCGATGCGCACCTTCACGACCAACCGCATCAAGGACGTCACGGTGCGCACGGTGGATCGCATCAACGGTTCACTCGCCCAGGTGATCATCGGCACCAAGCCGATGTCCACGGCGATCACGGAGATCCAGGAACACCTGGGCGGCGCGGCTCGCCGCCGCGCGATGACCATCGCGTATCACGAGGTGGGCCAGGCCTACGCCACCGCCAGCTACGAATCGATGGTGGCGGCCGAGAAGCTGGGCGTGAAGCTGGCCAAGCGATGGGTGAAATCGGGAAAGATGCACCCGCGGCCATCGCACGTGCAGGCGCACAACCAGATGCGTCGCGTGAGCGAGCCGTTCGAGATCCTCGACAAGAAGACCGGCGAGCTGGAGAAGATCCGCTATCCCCGCGATCCGCAGGCTTCGCCAGGCAACACGATCAACTGCGGTTGCCTGATGGTGCCGGTGCTCGACGGCAGCACGTTCGGTGCGAGCGTGGTGTCGATTCCAGACGATCCGAAGCGCGCGATCGGCAAGGTCTCACGCGCCGAGCGCGATGCCGATTCGCGTGCAAAGGTCGCACGCACCAACGACCGCCTGGCGCGCTTCCTGGATCTGCCCGCGGACACACCTGGCATCACCATCATCACCTCGTCGACCGCGAAGCCCATCGTGCCCAAATGAGATACCATCCCGGCGTGGACGGATAAGCGTCCACACGCCCACCAGGCCGAGACCCCCGCCTTCGTCGCGGGGGTTTCTCGTTTCTGACGCGCGTCAAAAGTCTCCAGGCAGCGCTGCGCCCGACGATGGGCGTCACAGCACTCCGCCATCCCATCGCCTGGAGCGAACCGTGAGCAAAGAGAAGAAAGCGACCGTCGAGGTCAACCCGGCCGACTACGGCATCGACGAGGAGACCGCCAAGCGCGGCGCCGCCGTCGCCAAGTGCAAGCCGTCCCAGGTGATCGGCTACCGCGAGTACGGCACCAAGGCCACGGTCGTGGTCCACACCGACACCGGTGTGGAAAAAGTCGAGGGCGACGTGCCCGCCACGAAGGCGCAGGGCAAGTGAAGCGCGCGCCCGACAGCGGCATCATCGGCGAGGCCGCGCTGCGCGAAGCGGCCACGACGGAAATGCAGCAGCTCATCGAGCTGGTGCGTGCGTCGATCCGCACCGCCGCGCGTCTGCGTGAGGGCGAGTGGGTGGACATCCACGCCATCTACCCCGACCGCGTGGTCGTCCGCCGCGACGGGCGCTACTTCGGCTACCCGTACACCGTCGGCGAGGACAACCAGGTCGCCATCGGTGTGGCCGAGGAAGTGGTGGTCGAGCACAAGCCGGTCAAGACGCCGGCCGCCACCACCGTGCCGCTGCGCGAGGGCTGGTTCGTCGAAGCGGTCAAGGGCGAAGGCGAGGACAAGCCCTCCCGCTTCGTGGTCCGCATCATCCGCGCGGGTCTTTCCAAGAACGGCGTGAACTACCCGCCGAAGGTGCTGCGCGAAGCGGCGCCGCTGTTCGCCGGCAAGCAGGTGTTCGTCAAGCCCGACGATGAGCACATCAGGGGCGGCGGCAAGGACTTCGACCGCCTCGTCGGTCGGCTGGTCGAGCCGCGCTTCGTGGAAGCCACGGGCGAGATCCAGGCGGTCATGGAAGTGCTCGACAGCTCCCATGTCGCTCCCAAGCTCCGCGAAGCCGTCGAGCGCGGCATGACCGACCTGTTCGGTCTGTCCATCGACGCCAGCGGTCCCAGCAAGTCCACCGGCAAATTCCGCGAGGCCACCGCCATCACCAAGGTGGCCAGCGTGGATCTCATCATCGAGCCCGGCGCCGGCGGGCAAGTCATCCGTTTTGCAGAGGCCTACCAGGAGCCCGACATGTTGCGCGAGCAGATGCTCAATACCATCAAGACCCACGACGCAGCTCGTGCCGCTTCCCTGGCCAATGCCAGTGACGAGGACGTGCTGTCCGCTTACCGCGAGGCTGTCGCGGCATCCCACCAGCCGGCCGCTACCGGCATCACGCAAGAGCAGCTGCAGGCGCACACTCGCCTGGTGGAAGCCCGTGCCGATGCCCGCGCCAAGGTGCAGGCCAGCAAGCTGCCGCAGCCGGCGAAAGACCGCCTGCTGACCCGCTTCGCCGAAGCGGCCGGCGCCGAGGACATCACCGCCGAGAAAGTCGACGCGGCGATCAAAGCCGAAGAGGACTACGGCAACACCTTCCGCGAGTCCGCGCCGATCCAGGGCCTGGGCTCGCGCATCGAGCCGGGCGAAGCGCGCCACGTAGCCATCGGCAAGATGCTGGACGGCCTGTTCGCCGGCACCGGCTCCGTGCACTCCTTCCGCGAGGCGTACATCGAAATCACCGGCGACATCAACGTCACCGGCCTGATGCGCAACTGCGACCTCGGCCGCTTCGCTGAGTCGGTGGGTGTGTACCGCGAAGCGGTCAGCGCCGCGACCTTCAGCGATGTGCTGGGCGACTCGATCACCCGCCGCATGCTGGAGCTGTATCGCAGCAACCCGCTGTACGCCGACTGGCGTGACCTGGTCGACGTGGTGCCGGTGCGCGACTTCCGCACCCAGGAGCGCGGTCGCGTGGGCGGCTACGGCAACCTGCCGGCGGTGGCCGAGAACGGCCCCTACGATCCGCTGACCACGCCGGGTGACGAGAAGGCCACCTACGCGCTGTCCAAGCGCGGCGGCACCGAGACGATCTCGCTGGAAGCCATCGCCAACGACGACGTGGGCGCGCTGCGCCGTATCCCGCAGCTGCTGTCCACCGCCGCCGGCCGCACGCTGTACGAGTTCGTCCTGGGCTTCCTGGGCACCAACCCGGTGATCTACGACACGGTGGCGCTGTTCCATGCCACGCACGCCAACCTGGGCACGGCCGCGCTCGATGCGACGTCCTTCGCCGCCGCTCGCCTGCGCCTGCAGAAGCAGGCCGAGCTGTCGAGCAGCAAGCGCCTGGGTCTGCTGCTGCGTCACCTGTACATCCCGGCGGATCTCGAACAGGCCGCTTACGACCTGTTCGTGCGCAACACCAACAACGACGAGACCTTCGTGCAGAGCCAGAAGCCGAAGGTGCACGTGGTGCCGCACTGGACCGACGCCAACAACTGGTACGCCACCGCCGACCGCAGCCAGATCCCGCTCATCGAGCTGGGCTTCTACAACGGCCAGGAAGAGCCCGAGCTGTTCGTGCAGGACAACCCGACCCAGGGTTCGCTCTTCAGCAACGACCAGATCAAGTACAAGATCCGCCACATCTACAGTGGCGCGGTCATGGACTTCCGCGGCTTCGACGGCTCGGTCGTGGCCTGACGGTTCGCCGTGTCGCTGACTACCTTCCAGGGGTTGGTCGATGACCTGGTCCGAGACAAGGACCAGGTCATTTCTTCTTCCACCCGCGACGAAGCCATCGCCCAGGCGGTCATCCGCTACAGCGATGACCGGCCGCGCGCGGTGGTGATCGACGTCCAGGGCAACGGTACGCGCCGCCTGCCGCTGCCGGCTGGCTGGGAAACGGGGTACTCGCAGCTGCAAGGCGTGGAGTGGCCGGTCGATCAGTACCCGGCGGCCGAGCTGAGCATGGCCGAGGTGCGCATGCGCCAGGCGCCGGACAACCTGTACATCGAGCTGCCGGTGGAGCCCGGCGTCGACGAGGCGATCCGCCTCACCTACACCCAGCGTCACGCCGTCGACGTGGCCACGGACACGATCCCGGATCGGGATCGCCTTGCGGTAGCCAGCTGGGCGGCAGCGCTTCTCTGCGGCCAGCTGCAGGCGTACTACGCGACCGAGGCGGCACCGACGATCCAGGCCGACTCCGCCGATCACCAGGGCAAGTCCGAGCGGTACCGCACCCGCATGCGCGATCTGACGACGCAGTACTTCAAGGAACTGGGGATTCCGGAGAAGCGCCCGTCCGTGGCCAGCACCGTCGTGCACATGCGCGGTACCGACTCCAATGGCAACCCGCGGCTGTTCCACAACCGCCGGTACAAGGGCAAGTGATGGAGATCCGCCTCGACGTCCGCGAGGTCGAAGCACTGCGCGTGCTCTGGCAGCGTGCGCCGCAGATCGTCGGCGAGGAGCTGTATCGGGCCGCGGTGGAGTCGGACCTGTACTTCAAGGGTGAACTGCAGCAGCAGCTGCCACGCGGCGCTGGTGGCCTGTCCGGCGGCGCTGGCCTGGTCGGCTCGATCTTCACCGAGGAGCAGCTGCTAGCGGACAACGTCATCGGCATCACCGCCTCGGCGCTGCCGCATGCCGAGTACGTCGAGGTCGGCACGCGCCCGCACTTCCCGCCGCTGCAGCCGTTGGAGGACTGGGTGCAGGCGAAGCTCGGCATCACCGAGGACAGCGAGCGTCGCAGCGTCGCCTTCCTGATCGCGCGGAAGATCTCGCGCGTCGGCACCAAGGGCGACGGCACCTGGGCGCGCGTGGCTGAAGCTGGCGAGCCTGAGGTGATGCGGCGTTACGCCGAGGGCGTGGACCGTGTCCTGGATCGCCTGGGAGCGCCGGCATGAGCATCGCCGTGCGCACCGCCATCCGCGACCTGATGCTGACAGTGCCGGAGATCGGCGTCGTCCACCTGCACGAGCGGTACGCGGCAGACCTGGCCAAGCTCAAGCAGCTCTACGGCTATGACGGTCATGTCCGCGGCTGGTTCATCCGTCGCACTGCCGTGCGCGAGACCGGCATCGCGCTGCCGCGCTACCTGGAAGTGAACCGCTGGCAGATCCGCGGCGTGCTGTCTCTCAACGATGAGACGTCCACTGAGTTGGTGATGGACAGCCTGATCGAGGGTGTGCGCGACGTCATCCGCGACAACCCGAGCCTCAACAACACCGTCACCAAGACCGGCCTGCTGCAGCCCAACGCCGAGCGCGGCCTGCAGCTGGAGGACTTCGGCCCGGTGATGTTCGGCGGCGTGCTGTGCCACGGCGCGCGCCTTTCCCTGACCACTACCACCGAGAAGAGCCAATGAGCACCGTCGTCAAGAACAAGGACGGCAAGGTCATCAAGACCGAGCCCGACACGCAGTACCACCCCAATGGCACCGGTGCGCGCGACAGCCAGGGCAACCTGCTGGATCGCCCGGCGGCCGCTCCTCAGTCGGCCGAGAAGGCCGCTCCCGCCAAGTCGGAGGCCAAGTAAATGTCGCTGCTCAACGAGAACGTAGTCACCCTGGTCAAGCTGGAGACCGTCTACGGTGTGGACGCAGCGCCCACCGGCGCCGACGCGGTCATGACCAGTCGCGTGCAGCTCACGCCGATGGAGTCGCAGACCGTGTCGCGCGACCTGGACAAGCCCAGCTCCGGCTCGGACCTGGAGATCACGGTTGGCGTGCACGCCATGATCGAGTTCCGCGTCGAGCTGGTCGGCAGCGGCTCCCTCGGCGTGGCGCCGGCATTCGGCAAGCTGCTCAAGGCCTGCCGCTGCGGCGAGACCATCGTGGCCACCACGTCGGTCGCCTACCGACCGCTGCGCTCGTCTACCACGTCGGCGACCATCGCCTTCTACCTGGACGGCAACCTGCACAAGCTGGTCGGCGCCCGCGGCACCTTCCGCCTGGAGATCGATAGCCAGAACATCCCATACCTGGTGTTCACCTTCACCGGCCTGTACGTGGATCCGTCTGCCGCGGCCAACCCGGCGGCGCTGACCGGCTGGGATGCCTTCAAGATCCCGCAGCCGGTCAACTTCGCCAACACCCCGACGCCGACGCTGCATGGCTACACCGCCGTGTACACCGCGTTCCGCTTCGACGCCGGCAACCAGGTCTCGGTCTTCAACAACCCCGGCGAGCGCGAGGTCAAGATCGTCAGCCACGCCGCGACGGGCAGCATCACCATGCTGGCGCCGGCCATCGGCACGAAAGACTTCTTCGCAGCAGCGAAGAACAACGTGCTGGGGACCATGCAGATCGAGCACGGCACGGTCGACGAGGAGAAGTGGTTCCTGGACTGCGCCGAGGACACCGTCCAGGTCATCCGCCCGCGCTACGGCGACAACGAAGGCCGCGCCACCCTGGAAGCCGACCTCAACTTCGTGCCGACGGCTGCGGGCGGCGACGAATGGGAGCTGCGGTTCGCCGCGGCCTAACGAATAACCACGACGAGCGAAGTAGGACCCGGCGGCGGGAGCGCCCGCCGCCGGGGGCTCGGCAAGAGACTCACCGCAGAGAGCGCTGAAGGCCACGCGGGGCGCTCCGCCAAGGCCACTGATTGACCCGCCCGAGCGCCAGGGCGGGTCGCCTACCACCGAGAGCCCAGCATGTCCGCAAAGACCAGTCGCAACACCACCGTCGGCGCCTTCGTCCTGAACAACGAAGCCGTCTATCCCTGGACCATCTACGTCTACGTGCCGACCACCAACGGCGGCAAGCAGAAGGTCAAGTTCAAGGCCGAGTTCAAGCACCTGACGGCCGAGCGCCGCCTGCAGGTCCTGGAAGACTTCAAGGCGAACCTGCAGGCGCGCACCGTCGTGGGCGACACGCCGCAGACCGAGGACGCCGTCGACGCGCACAAGGAGATCACCAGCTTCGAGGAGCTGCTGCTGGGCGAGGTGCTGCTCGGCTTCTCCGGCATCGTCGATCCGAACAAGCAGGACGTGCCGTTCAACGACGACACCAAGGCCGCCCTGATCAGCAACTCCTGGGCACGCGATGCGCTGCTCTACGGCTACCAGCAGAGCCTGGTGGGCCGGAGCGACCTGGGAAACTGACCGAGATCGGGCGCGCATGGGGCGAGCAGCGGCAGCCGCCATCGTTCAAGAGCACGGAGGACAGCCTCCGTGCGATGGGCGCACCCGAGCCGGTGATCGATCGCGCACGGCGCGAGTGGGAAGCGCAGCTCCCGGACCAGCCGCTGGTGGAGGTGTTTCCCGAGAACCTGGACGCCTTCCGCGTGCTGATCGCATGCGAGGGCCAGTGGGAATTGCCAGGAGCGTTCGGCGGCCGCCTGGCACTTCCCTTCACGGAAGTACGTGCCGCCATCGAGCTGCTGCAGGTGGCAGATCCCAAGGACTGCTTCCAGCGCATGTTGGTCCTGATCAAGTACGCCGCGGCTGCGCTGCGCGAGCGCATCCCGAAGTCCACGAAGCGGTAGCCCGATGAACGAAGACAAGCGCCTGGCCATCATCATCGACGCGAACGGCCAGGCGGCCATCGGCGCGTTCGACGCGACCACGGGCGCGATGGGTCGCATGACCAACGCGGCGGATATCGTGGGCAAGAAGTCGCGCGAGGCCGGCGCGGGCGTCGAGGAGGCCGGCAAGAAGGCCGCGCGCAGCGGCGATGAGATCGAGGCCTCCGCCAAGCGCTGGAATCGCGCGGGCCAGATCATCGGCGCGGCCATCGCGGCCGTCGCCGTCGGTGCCACCGCCCTGGTGGCCAAGGCCATCAACAGCGCCGACCGTCTGGACGAACTGTCGCAGCGCGTGTCGTTGAGCACCGAGACGCTGTCCGCGTGGGGCTACACCGCCGTGCGCAGCGGCAGCAACCTGGACACGCTGACCGGCGCGGTCGAGAAGTTCAGCAAGAACGTCGCCGCCGCCGTCGATGGCGACAGCAAGATGGGCAAGCTGTTCGACGCCCTGGGCATCGACGTCATCGACGAGACCACCGGCAAGCTGCGCAGCATCGAGCAGCTGCTGCCGCAGGTGGCGGACAAGTTCAAGCGGCTGAAGGACCCGACGCTGGAAACGGCGCTGGCCATGCAGCTGTTCGGCCGCTCCGGCGGCGAGCTGATGGAGTTCCTCAACCGCGGCAGCGACGGCATCGATGCGCTGACCGCACGCGCCCGCGAGCTGGGCATCGTGATCGACGGCGAGACCGCCGCGGCGGCCGCAGGCTTCAACGACCAGGTCGACGACATGCAGGCCGCGATGACGGGCCTGGCCACGAAGGTGGCGGCCGAGCTGCTGCCGGCGATGACGGAGATCACGGCCGAGTTCACCGACTTCGCCAGCAACGGCGACAACGTCACCAAGGTGGCCAGTGGCATCGCCAACATCATGGAAGTGGTGGGCGGCGTGTTCGAGTTCGTCACGCCGTACTTCGTCGCGGCCGATGAGGCCATCGAAGGCACGACGTGGGCATTCCAGGGCCTGTACGAGGCCGCCAATGGCGTGATCAACCTCAACTGGGACCAGGTCAAGCGCGGCCTGGATCTGTCCCAGCAGGGCGTCCGCAAGGGCGGCATGGCGTCGACCTACGGCTTGGGCGCCAACCTCTACGGCACCGACGGCGATGCGACTGCAGCGCGGCCGAAGGTGCAGATCATCGACCCGGCCGAGCTGATCGCCGACGACAAGCGCCGCGTTGCCGCGATCAAAGCCCAGCGGGAGGAATCCAAGCGCCTGATGGCGCTGCTGGGCGACGAAGACGGCGACATGGCCAAGGCCCAGCGCAAGGCCTCGGCCGAGGCGCGCAAGCACGAGGCCGAGCTGAAGCGCCAGCAGGAGACGCTCAAGCGCTACACGGACCAGGCTGCGCTGGCGGCGGCGGAGCTGGAAGGCCCGCTGTCGGCCGCCACCGAGAAGCACCGCCAGCGCGTGGCGGAGCTGGACGCCGACCTCGCGAAGCACAACATCACGCAGGAGGCATACAACGGCCTCGTGGCGGCGTCGACTGCAGAGCTGGCCAAGCAAACCACGGCACTGGAGAAGAAGTCACGGGCCCCGGAGATCCTGCTGCAGCAGCTGCGTCAGGAGAACGATCTGCTGGGCCTGGTCGGCCGCCAGCGCGAGATCGTGATCCGGCAGCTGCAGGCCGAAGAAGACATGCGGCGGGCCATCGCCGAGGCCATCGAGGGCGGCACGAAGTTCACCCAGGCAGAGACGAAGGCGCTCATCGACAAGGCGCGTGCGCACGCCGAGATGTCGCTGGTCATCGAGGAGTCCGCCGCCCAGGCCGAAGAGTGGGCCTCGGTGTGGGTGCGTGGCGTGGAGTCCGCCGCCGATGCGTTCACCGACTTCATCATGAGCGGCCTGCGCGACTTCAAGTCGCTGGGTAGCTCGCTGAAGAGCATCGCCAAGCAGATCGTCGGCGACCTGGTGCGCACGTTCCTGCAGCAGAAGATTGTCATCCCGATCCAGACCCAGATCACCAACAGCATGAACGGCCAAGGCGGCGGGAACATCTTCCAGTCGATCCTGGGCATGTTCTCCGGCAACGGCTTCTCCGGCGGTGGCCAGGGCAACTGGCTGTCGAGCATCGGCAACCTGTTCGGTGGCGGTGGCCAGGGCGGCAACTGGCTTTCGTCGATCGGCAGCTTGTTCGGGGGTGGCAGCGCGGCGAGCGCTGCAAGCTCTGCAGGCGGCACCTGGGGTGGCCTGGCCGGCATGGCGAACGCATCCCAGGGCATTGGTGGCGCTTCCGGCGCAGCTGCAGGCGGCGCCAGCAGCATGGCCTCGGCTGTACCCATCATCGGCTGGATCATCGCCGGCATGATGAAGAACGCCGAGCTGTTCGATCAGGGCTGGGACATCGCCAACGGCGAATCGTGGGCCGGCAAGATCGCAACGCTGGGCGCGGTGGGCAATGCCGACAAGCTGTTCCGCTCGTTGGGGTTCAGCGACAAGGTCTCCTCGATCCTCTCCGGCTCCTCGATCCACGCCAAGCTGTTCGGCCGCAAGAAGCCGCAGATCACTGGCCAGGGCATCGAGGGCAGCTACGGCTTCGGCGGCTTCGATGGCCGCACCTTCGCCGACATCAAGCAGAAAGGCGGCCTGTTCCGCAGCTCGAAGTACTGGACCGAATACGGCACCCTGGACAACGACGTCGACAAGGCGTTCGAAGGCGCCATCCGTGCGGTCAAGGGCGGCGCCACGTCGCTGGCCAACCAGCTGGGCATCGACGTCAGCAAGCAGCTGGCGGCCGTGCGCGTGAACATCGGCAAGATCAAGCTCGATGCGGACCCGGCCAAGGCCCAGCAGCAGATCGAGGCCGAGATCGCCAAGATGGTCGAGAACCTCTCGGCGCAGGCGGTGCGTGCCTTGGGCTTCGGCAAGCTGCTGGACAACACCAACTCGGCCACGGACATCATGGACGCGCTCTCGGCCAGCATCACGCTGGTCACCGGAAGCGCGGAAGGCTTGGGCCGCGCACTGCAGGACTGGGAGACCGAGAACGTCACCCGCGCCGTGGAGTACTTCAAAAAGCTGGCCGCCGACAACGGCACCAGCCTGGGCACCGAGATCGAGCGCGTCACCGGCTTGCTGGGCAACTACGCCAGCCTGATGTCCGACGTCGACACGCAGCTGATGACCAATGGGCTCAACAGCTACCAGCAGGCGCAGCTCGACATCGAGCTGACGTACCGCCAGCAGATCAAGGCCGCCAACGACTATGCCAAGGCCCTGGGCCTGTCGGGCGCGCGCGCCGAGGACCTGGCCAAGATCGAGCAGCTACGTGCCATCGGCATGGCCAACCTGCAGAAGCAGATCGACGAGCAGAAGAACTCGCTGCTGGGCGACCTGGCGCTGAGCGACTACTCGCCGATGACCGACGCCGAGAAGCTCGACGAGGCCATGAAGCAGCTGCGCGAAGCGGTCCAGGCCGGCGACCTGGACAAGGCGTCGCAGCTGTCGCAGTCCGCGCTCGGCCTGGGCCGCAACCTGTACGCCAGCGGCAACGACTACAACGCGCTGTACGACCAGGTCACCGGCCTGATCGAGAGCATCGCACTGCCGCAGCTGGACATGGACGACGGCACGACGATGGGTGACCTGGCAGACGCGCTGCTGGCGCTGCCGGACCAGTTTGCTACAGCTCTTTTCGAGCTGCTGTACAACCCGGTCGGCCCGACGCGGCCCACGGGCGGCAACTCGACGCCGATCTCCACCGGCACGAACAACACCGGCGTCGAGACTCGCCTGGACGAGACCAACAATCTGCTGCGTGATCTCATCCAGCGCTGGGGCGGCGGTGGTGGAGTCAACTCGAACCACCTGTACGAGATGCTCCGCTGATGGCGAAGGTGCTGCTCCTCGAGATCGGCGCCGGTGCGCTGCCTGCAGCGACGCCCGTCGTCGTGCCGACAGGCGACTGGTTCCCCAAGCCCTACGAGGCGCCACCGGCCGCCGCGCCGGCCATGTTCGTCTTGACGCCCGTCCTCGGCGGCGTTCGCCTCACCTGGAATGCCAGCGCTGAGCCGCGCGCCACTTACGAGGTCGAGCGCGCGCCGGATGATGCCGGCCTGCCTGGCGTGGCCAAGGTGGTCTACACCGGCGCCGACACCACCTTCAACAGCAACGAGTCCGCGCGCACACACTGGCGCGTGCGCGCGAAGGTGCGCGGCAAGCCGGGTGCCTGGACGGCGTGGTCGGCGCAGTCGCCTGACGACCCGTTGAACTACGTGGGCGGCAACGGTGTGAACCTGCTGCCCGACAGCTACTCGACGCTCGAATCGACCACGATCCCGGCAACGACGCGACCGCTCGGCGGCACCTTCACCCGCGACGCCGCCAACAAGCGCATCGTCGCTTCCCAGGTGTTCAGCGGCGCGGCCAACTCCGCGTGCTACCTCGGCAACGCCCTGGGCAACATCAAGCTGACGCCGGGCAAGCAGTACATCGTCTCTGCGTGGTGCAGCAGCGCCCAGGCGGGCAACACCTTCAAGTTCTTCCTGGAGACCCAGGGCGCCACCTACTACTACAGCCCCGAGCTGGTCATGCCGGGCGGCGGCGCGTTCACCCGCGTGTCCGCGATCCTGGACCTGCGTGCCAACACCCAGGTCGATGCGTGGCTGGGATACATCAAGCAGCAGTCCGAGAACATGTGGCTTGACGGCCTGATGGTCGAGGAGGCCATTGGCTACAAGAACGAACCCTCGGCCTACGCACGCGGCCAGACTGCCAGCGTTGCCATCAGCGCCTTCGCAGCAGCTGCCCTTGCGCAGGACACGGCCGATGGGAAGATCGACACGTTCGTCCAGCCCACAGCGCCGACTATCGGCAGTGGCGTTGGGCAGGCCAAGCTGGGCGACCTGTGGTTCAACGACGCCGACGGCAACAAGCAGTACCGCTGCAATGGCTCCTCGTGGGTGCTCGTGCAGGACACGGCCATCGGCCTGGCCATCCTCAACGCGGCCGGCGCCCAGGCGACTGCAGACGGTAAGGTCCGCACCTGGTTTCTGCCCAGCTCGACCCCGCCAACGGCCAGCGCCGTCGGCGACCTGTGGTACGTCACGGACCAGGCGACGCTTAAGCGTTGGTCTGGCAGCGCGTGGGTGCTGGTGGCTGACAACGCGGCCGAGACGCTCAATGACTACGTCGCCAACGCCAAGTTCGAGCAGGCCATGTCCTACTGGACCCTGCAGGCGGGCTGGCGCTCGGCCACCAATGCCGGCGATGCGTTCAGCGGCACGACCGCACTCTGCGCTGACGGCGCCATCAGCTCTGGCGTGGACAGCCGCGCCTTCTGCGACAAGCTCTTCTCGGTGGCGGAGAACGAAGTCTTCATCGTCAGCGCGATGGTCAAGCAGCTGGCGCCGAACGGCTCTTTCGGTATCGGCATGCTGTTCTACGACGCTGCAGGTGGCCTGGTCACCGTGCGCGAGGAGGAGAAGAACGCGGCCGCTTGGGGCCTGGCCTTCAACGTGTACAAGAAGCTCGCCACCCGCATCGTCGTGCCGGCGGGCGTGGTACAGGCTCGCTACACCACCGTGCGCTACGGCCACACCACGGGCTACTGGCTGGTGGACAACGTCGCCGTCACGAAGATGCCGACGAACCTGGACGACGTGGCCGATTCGCCGACCTACGCGAAGCCGCGCGCGGTCACGCTCAACAACGGGGTGCCGCTGGGCTTGTCCGGCGGCCAGAACCTCGTGCCGAACTTCAACCTGGTCAAGAACCTGTCGGCTCGGGCGACCAACGCCTTCTTCACCAGCGACCAGTTCATCTGTGACGGCTGGTTTGCGACCGACAACTTCACCTACGTCTATCCGTATAAGGAAGTCGGCGGTACCACCAATGTGCTGCTGCAGCGCTTCCGAAGCGATGCGACGCTGGCGGCCAGCCAGCCCTATACGGCGCAGTCGGTCCACAGCGAGACGTTCGAGGTGCAGGCCGGGCGCGAGTACGACCTCTATGCCGCTTGGAGCAACGGTCGAACGGTGGTACCGCCTGCCGGCTTCGATGGGTTGATCCGCTACCTGGTGCAGTTCTACGACGGCAACAAGGGTCCGATCAGCCCGGACTATTTCGACGCCAGCCTGACCTCGCCGGGCACGTTCGACTACCACAAGCGCATCACCGCGCCGGGCAATGCCAAGTACGCCGTCTTCTACATCCAGATCTACGTGCGGAACACCACGGCCTCCGCGATCGCGCCGGCCGGCCAGCTCTGGGCGGACGTGCGGACGCACCAGGTCGGGCTGTATCAGACCGCCAACCTGGACAACGAAGTCACGCACGGCGCCCTGTATGGTCGGGTGTCCAACAATGACCTGATCGACAACGCTGGCGTGCGCCGCATCGGCCTGCGACTCTCCGCCAGCGGTCACCGCCTGGGCTCGCAGCGCAACACCGTCCGCTCGCAAACCTCCACCTACGGCAGCGTCCGCAGCACCACAGCGCTCAGTGCCACGAGTGCGGGCGTGGTGAACGTCAATGCGCACACCGTCCGCTACGGCTCTTTCAACGTGAGCTACAACGCGGTGAGCAGCGCGGTCACCGGCCTGACGCAAGGCACGACCTACGTCATCTACTGCTACGACGGCGATTACACCGGCGGCACCAAGACCTATTACGCCGGCACCAATCCCGACGCCATCATGCAGCTGGGCGATGACGTGATCGTCATTGGACAGATCACCATCCCTACCAGCGGCAGCTCCTCGGGCGGCGGCGGCGGTACCGGCACGAACCCAGGCGACTGGTGCGTGGCCGAAGATTCCTTCTTGCCCGACGGCACCCTTGCGGGCGAGATCCCGGTCGGGGCACTGCTCCCTTGCTACAACAGCAGGCCGGAGAGCCCGAACATCGTGCACCTGCGCGTGCAGGCCAACCGCATCGGCGAGAGCGAATGCCTGCGCATGGTCACCGCCACCGGCGCCGCAATCGTGGCCAGCGTCACCACGCCGATGACCCTGCGCGACGGCTCCTGCGTGTTGCTGCCGGAAATGCTGGGCCGTGAGGCCCTGGTCTACCGCCACGACGGCACCTTCACTTGGGAGGCGGTGGTGGACCTGCAGCCGGCCGGCGTGCGCCGCGTCGCCAAGATCAGCGTCAGCGACCAGTGCTACTTCGCTGGCGAGACCACGAAAGCCTTTATCGCCACGCACAACGTGCAGCAAATGAAACCCTGACGGAGACCCACATGGAACGCATCGAGCTACCCAACCGCCCGGCCACCATGCCCGAGAACAGCGCCCTGTTCGAGTTTGAACACGAAGGCGTGCTGGCTCGCGTGATCCTGGGCATGAAGGCCGACATGGTGGACGGGCATATCGTGATGAGCGCCCAGGCGTTCGAGATGTCCGCTGACGGCCAGTTCATGCCTGCGCCGAACGGCTATCCCAGCCGCACCGCCAGCACCACCCACACCATTAACACCAGCGGCCTGATCGCCAAGACGGCAACGCTCGCGCCGGCCTGGATCAAGGATGTAGGTCACGCCGGCAACGAGGTAAACCTGGAGAACCTGCCCGAGGGTGCCATTGCAGCCGATGAACTGCCGGCCGCTGGCCAGCCTGGTGATCGCGTGTACGTCGATCCGTTCCTGTACGTGTGGGACGAAGGCATCGCCATCTCCACGGCCAAGGAAAAGGTCAAGGAGCTGTGCGCCATCGTCACCGCCTCCGCGCCGCTTTCCGGCCGTGCGTTCTCCCTGACCTGAGGTCGCCGCATGAGCCTTGCCATTGTCCTCGCCGTGATCGCCCTGACCGCCGTCGCCTATCTCGCGCGCCAAGTGCGCCAGCTCAGGCGCGCCATGAGAGACCAACCAGCACCGCCGGCTCCGCCGGCAGCGCTCGACCAGGTGGAGAAGCGCCTGGAGCTGCTGGAACGGTCCGACCGGCGCCGCGAACTTTCCGACCTGTTGCGCTGACTGGAGCATCCCATGATCGATTACCCCACCTTCCTTGCCCTTGCCGAGGCCGAAGACATCCGCGTCCTGAACCTGCTGGCACAGGGTCAGAAGCTGCAGTTCAACGTGCTCGAAGAGGCTGAAGCCATGCAGGCGCGCATTGATCGCCTGGACAGCGCCGGTTTCGTGGTGCGTGATTCCCGTCACCGCGAGCGCCGCTCTGATGGTCTGTGGATCATCTTCGAGGCCTTGATCGAGCCCACCGCCTCGATCTACCTGGCCAAGGCCGCCAGCGAGCGCGTGCGGCTGAGCCGCGACCCTCTGCCGGTCGAGTGATGGCACGCGCTTTCGCCCGCTTCGCTGATGCGCCAATTGGGCCGTTCCTGGCGGTCCGTGACGGTGGCCAGTCGGTCGTCACGACCGCCAATGCGCTCGACGGTGCGCGCACCGCGCGCAGCACTGTTGGCTATGCCAACGGCATCCGGGGTGCGGAGTTCGCCTTCTGGGGCGAGGCCGTGTTGAACGGCGGAATCGGTGTGGTGCTGGCGGGCGCCGCACTGAATGCGGCGATCTGGAATGTCGGCGTCGCATGGGTGCTGCACAACGGCACCATCGTCGAAGGCGGTACGGTCGTGCAGGGCGGCCTGCCGGCTGTGGCGAAGGGTGAGATCGTCGGCGTGCGCGTAGCCCTTGATGGCGGAGCACCCACCATCGCGTTCTACAAAGGCGGCACGCTGGTGCACGCTCGCGCGCTCGCTGCGGGCACCTGGCACTTTGGTGTCTCCGTCGGTGCGCCTGTCGCTGGCCAGCTCGTCGCGGTCGTGAACGCTGGGCAATGGCAAGCCGCGACGCCTGGCGCCTCGGCTTCATGGCCTGTAGCCGAGGTCGCCCAGGTGAGCGCGAAGCTCTCGGACTGGGACTTCTTGTCTGCAGGCACCGATGCACCTGCCCACGACCGCTACGAAGGTCTGATGCTCGAAGGCCTGACGACGGTTGCTGAGATCGGCTTTTGGCCCTGGGCTGGCGATCCGCCAGTTCGCAGTGGACGCGCGTCATGCAGGATCGTCGATCCGGAGGGCATCCTCGACGACATCGCCATGCAGGATCTGCGCGGAACGCCCGTGGCGGTGCGCCTGGCGGACCAGGGTGGCACGGTAGCGGCCGCGGGTACGGTGGGGCGCTACGTCATCGACAGCATCGAGATCCAGGGTGACGCGACCAAGCAGATCGTCCTAGACGATCCGCACGACGACCTCGACGAGCCGATCACCCGTGGCGTTTTCCTCGGCAACTTGCCTGCGCTGGCCTACACGCCGCAGCCCGTCGTGATCGGCGCGGTGGCCAGCGTGCCCGGCTTGGTCGGCAACAGCGACGGCACGGTGATGTTCTTGTCCGACGCACCGCTGGCAGAAGTTTCGGCGGTCATGGATCGCGGCGACATCATGGAGGCCGGTACGTACAGCCTCGCGCCTGGAGCGCAGCAACTGACGATGACCAGCCCTCCGGTCGGTCCGGTGGTGTGCGATGTGTCCAGCATCGGCGCGGGAATGCAGCCGGCGACCCTGCATCAGTTTCTGCACGCCGCTTTCGGGCGGATCAACAAGACGTCCTGGTCGGAAGCCGACGCCGCGGCTATCGACGCGGCCACGGGCTATGCCGGCGTGGGCTATTACTGCCAGCGGCTGGAGACGGTGCGCGAAGTCCTGGCGCGTGTGCTGCCCAGCTACGGCGCATGGTGGTGGCAGGACGATGACGGCACGCTGCGGTTCTCGCGCATCGTGGCGCCCGAGTCCTACGTGGGCGCGCTGGCGTTCGACGTGACGCGCGGCGATATGCGCGGCGACCTCGGCTTCCGGCCCGACCTGGCGCCGAATCTGACGCGCCGCATGGCCTACCGGCCGAACGCACAGGCCCTCAGTGCCAGCGACCTGGTCACCGACGTGGTGGACGTGCCTCAGTCCCGCCGCGACGAGCTGACCGGCTTCTATCGAGGCGTCGTGTACGCGGGCGGGGCGCTGCCGGCGGTCTATCGCCATGCCGACGCTGCAGAGCCCGTGTTCTCGCAGTTCTGGCGCGCGCAGGACGCTCAGGCGGAGATCGACCGCGTCGTTGGCATGTACGGCGTGCGTCGTGGCCTCTATTTCGCCCAGTTCTACGGCGATCCTGCCTTTGCACCGAAGCCTGGCCAGGTGGGCCGAATCACCCACCACCGCTATGGCCTGAACGGCGGCAAGAAGGTGCTGGTGCGCGCACGCACTCGAAACCCGGCGACGGGCGACGTTTCTCTGGCTTTGTGGGGTTGAACGATGTTCATCGGTTACAGCATGCCGGCGGTCAACGCGGTCAATCTGAGTGCAGGCTCGGCCTGGCTCACCACGGACAACGGAAGCGCGCTGTTCGACGGCAAGCCGGCACGCGCGACCCGTCTGTCGCGTACCAGTGGCAGCCCGACCATCAACGTGACGCTGGCCAGCGCCATCGTCGTGCGTCTGGTCGGGCTGCTGGGCCTGAACTTGCCTGAGGGCGTGGTGGTGTCAGTGGGTGCCTCCAGCGCCACCACCACGCGCTTGGCGGACGGCACCGTAGCTTGCTGGCTCCTGCTGCCCGTGGCGGCCGCAACCGCGGCTGTCAGCGTAGTGATCACGACCGCACAGGCCACAGTGCAGATCGGCGAGCTGGTGATCATGCCGGCGGTCGAAGTGCCGCTCGGCTCGGACTGGGGCGTAGAGCGGATCGACCCGTCGGAATCGGTCCTGTCCGTGGCCTCACAGGTGGGCACGAACCCGCGGCAACCGTACCGTCGCCTGACGGCCAACATCAGCATCGACAGCGCGGCTGCAGCGCGCGGCGGTGGCCTGGCCAACGGCATGGACTGGGATCGCCTCGGCGCCGCCCTGACGCAGGACAAGCGCTGCGTGGCGATCCCGCGGACGACGGACGCAGCGGAAGTCGCCAGGACCGCGATCTACGGCACCGGTCGCTTGGGCCAGATCCAGCACCTGGGCGGCGATTACTACAGTACGTCCCTGATGGTCGCCGAGAGCCCGGCCATCGCCTGAAACAGGGCGGTGACGCTGGTCCGGCAAGACCAGCGCCACCACCGCAACACACGCGATTCAGCCGCGTGGCATTGGCCAAGACCCTGCGCTCCCGCGAGAGCAGGACCAGTCTGGCCGCCACCTATCGCAAAGGCTGAGATCCAATGTCCCGACCCATCATTCCCTGGCCCGGCGGCAAGCGCCGGCTGCTGAACCACCTGTACCCGCATTTCCCCTCCCACGAGTGCTACGTCGAGGCCTTTGCTGGCGGCGCGGCGGCCCTGCTGATGCGGCCGTATCCCGCCCAGCAGGAAGTGCTCAATGACGTCGACGGCGAGCTGGTGAGCCTGTACCGCTGCGTCAGGCACCACCTGGACGAGCTGGTGCGGATGTTCCGTTGGTCGCTGGTGTCCCGGCAGATGTACGAATGGGCGGTGATGGAGCGGCCGGAGACCCTGACCGACATCCAGCGCGCGGCCAGGTTCTACTACCTGCAGAAGCTCGGGTTCGGGGCCAAGACCCACAGCCGCACCTTCGGGGTGGTCACTGGCGGCGGGCCGCGACTGAACCTGCTCCGGATCGAGGAGGAGCTGAGCGCCGCCCACCTGCGTCTGGCCAACGTGGTGATCGAGCACCTGGCGTGGCACGAGTGCTTCGAGCGGTACGACCGCCCTGGCACGCTGTTCTACCTGGACCCGCCGTACTGGGAGACCGAAGGCTATGGCGTGGACTTCCCGTTCTCCGAGTACGAGCGGATGGCGGACCTGATGCGCTCGGCGCAGGGCAAGGTGCTGGTCTCTATCAACGACCACCCGGCCATTCGGGAGGTCTTCGCCGGCTTCACCATGATCCCGCTGCAGATCCGCTACACCATCGGGATGCATGGCCGGGACAAGCCGGCGGGCGAGCTGATCATCAAGAGCTGGGACGACAGCCAGGCGCAGCTGCTGTAGGCGCGAGGGCGGCCTGGCTGGCCGGGTGGCCAGCCGAGGCCGGGTATCCTGACGGCATGCTTCCGGACGGCTTGACCTGGATCTACCTGGAACGCTTCGACCAGCACTGGTTGACGCTGGACGGCGAGTACATCGCGTTGGTGTCGAAGCGGGTAACGGGCGACTGGCTGGTCCACGTCAACCGGCAGCGCCCTTTCGAGATGCGGGTCACCGGTGGGGCAGCTGCGACGCTGGCGTTCGCCAAGAAAATGGCGGAGCGCTGGGCGATGGCGAACCTGGAGCGGGTCAGACGAGAGGTGGCTCAGCGGATCGCTGCCAGGCCGAAGCACCGGGTCTGAGGCGGAGCGGCCGTTTCGTCGGGCTACAATTCTCTTCCCAACACGAAATTCGGCGCGGCGCGGTTTATCAAGCCTTTCGGGGCGCGTTTATCGCGGCGCGCAACA